ATTCAAAAACAACTCGGTATAGATGTAGGACTTGGATTTAGAAATGGTGGTCTTGCCGGCATCCTGGAGGTGTAATGGTTAGACTTTTTTCAGGTGGCCCAGAATCAAAATACGCTATTGAAGAATTAGACAAAGCTACTCAATATTACACAGGTAACCCTAACGCAAAATACGCAGATTTAGTTGGTCCTGAAAACAAACCTCTCAGAGTAAAAATTAGAAAACTTTTAGAATATAGAGGAGGTGTTTTTGTTGAACCAGGAACACAAGTACAAGAGTCTGAAAAGGTAAAACAAAATCAAAAATTAAAAAAATTTTTAAAAGGAAAGACAGTAGTAAAACAATCAGCTCTTGTAAAAAAAATGGAAGAGCTTGGTTATAAAAATCCAAAGATACAAGCAAACAATATAATATTTGATAACCCTGAGATAACTATGATTAGGGATATGCCTAAAGATATTTATGGAAAAAAAGAAAGTAAACTTTATCCTAAATCAGAATTAGATAAAGCAACTAGAGGTGAATATAAAAGAAATCCAGATAGAATAACTAAAACTAAATTTGATGAATTAAGTAGATCTGAAAAATCAAAAATATTTACAAGGCTTCGTCAACAAGGAGGTAAGTATTCACCGTTTAAAAAAATAAATGATCCTCTTCCAACAAGTGTTCAAAAAGATATCAAGACAAAGTTTGCTAATTTATACGATGACTGGGATTTTAAAAATTTTAAGTTTGGAGTTTCAAATTTAGAAGAAAATGCAAACGTATATAACAAAGTAGTCAACTTTGTTAAAGAGGGTAAACCTTATGAATTAGCTGCAGATTTAAAAAGTGCTGATGGATGGATGGGTGCTCAAATGGACAGAGCATTTAGATTAGGAGACAATCGGTATGAACCCATTCGTAAAATGGTTAATAACAAAAGTAAGATAATAGGTTTTGTAGATAACACTGAGTTTGGTGGTGGCAATAAATATATGTTTGCTGAAAAATTTATAACAGGTTCAAATGCTGATGGTGTTTTAATGTCTAGTCACCCTGACTATTTAGAAACTAAAAAATTTAGAGACGTTGCTAATTTTGCAAAACTTCCTGTAAGAGGTGCTTTAAAAAATATTTTACAAGATAAAGGTATTGATACTAGTAAAATAAGTCTATCTGATTTGTACAAATACATGATGGGTGAAGTTGGTATTGAAGGCACAAAAAATGCTATCGAACAACACCACATACAAGGAGTTGGAGTTAGAGCAACTGGAAATTATCAATTATTAAATAGAGATTTAAATGCACTTGCTAGAGATGCAGTTAAAGAAATTCAAGCGGGTAATTTACAGAGAGTTCCTGAATTAGAAAAATTAGGTGTGCAAGTTCAAGTTGATGATGTTTTATTTGGTAGTGGTTCTGGAAAAGCAAGTTCTGATTTATTAAAGATTCAAGGTCAGGTTACAGATTTTTATAAAAAACCAGAGGGACAACAAGTTTTATCTAATCTAAGAAATCAATTTAAAAACAACGAAGGCAACATTTGTTCTATATTTGGAAAAGCAAATGGTGGTTCAGTAAAAGCGTGTTTAACTTCTTTTGATAATGCTGTTAAAAATAATCCAGAAGGGTTATTTCAAAAAGTTTTAAATTTTGCAAAATCACCAGGCTTTAAATCATTTACTGCAGCAGGTGCTGTTGGTGCAATTGGTACAGCACTAGTTAAAGAATTTAGAAATGATGATCCATTAACTTATTTATCAAATGAGGATCAACAAAAAAATATGTTGGTTGATATGGCAACACAACCAATTACAAGAGAGTTTGAAAGACCCTCTATTTTAGATTATCAATTACCTGCAATGGGTGCAACACTTGCAGGTGCAACTGCACTTAGTGCACCATCAACAATTAGAGCTAGCCAAACAAATTTAAAATTTGCAACTAGAGCTCCTGGTGTTGAAAGAAAAAAACCAGGCGTTGTGAGAACTGCGGGAAGAGTTTTAGGAAGAGGACTTGGAGTTGCAGCATCGCCAGCTTTACTTGCACCATTTGCTGCAGCAGATATTGCAGGTCAAGTAGCAGAAGGAGACTCATTAACTGATATAGCAACAAACCCATTTAACTATTTATATCCTGCATTTGCAGATCAAACACCAAAACTAACAAGAGGGTTAAGTCCAACTTTAAGAAAAATAGCTCGTTTAAATCTAGGAAAAGCAGCACTAAGAGGTGTATCTAGAGGAGGTCTTTTAGGACTTGGATTATCTCTAGGTGTTGAAGGAATGAAATTATTAGATGACTAAAAAACTAACAACCACAATACCACCACTTAGAGGGCCTCATCCACAAGGGTTGAATGTTCCTGGAAAAAAGATTATAGTGGTGAAGAACTCGGAGAAAAATAATGTCAACAATAGACAAGTCTCTACCAAACGTAGAGCAGGAAATAAAGTTACCTAGTGAAGAAGAAGTTGTAGAAGCTTCGCAAGAAAACATTGAAGAACAAGTTGGACCAGAAGATATCCAAGTTGAACAAGATGAAGACGGTGGTGCTACAATTACTTTCGATCCAGAAGCTGTAAACCAGCCAGGTACAAACGAACATTTTGATAATTTAGCAGACCTATTACCTGATGAAGTTTTAGGTAGATTAGGATCTGATCTGTATGAAAACTACATGCAGTACAAAGCGTCTAGAAAAGATTGGGAAGACGGATACACAAAAGGTCTAGACTTATTAGGATTTAAATACGAGACAAGATCTCAACCATTCACAAATGCAAGTGGTGCAACACACCCTGTATTAGCTGAAGCGGTAACACAGTTTCAAGCACACGCTTACAAAGAATTACTTCCAGCGACTGGTCCAGTACATACTCAGATTATGGGTACAGTTACAAAACAAAAAGAAGAACAGTCGACAAGAGTAAAAAATTTCATGAACTATCAACTCATGAATGTGATGAAAGAGTATGAACCCGAGTTCGATCAGTTACTTTTTTATCTCCCTCTTAGCGGCTCTGCCTTTAAGAAAGTTTATTACGATGAACTTTTAGACAGAGCCGTGTCTAAATTTGTTCCGGCAGATGATCTGATAGTTCCATACACTGCAACTTCTTTAGAAGATGCAGAATCAATCGTTCACGTTTTAAAAATGTCTGAGAACGATTTAAGAAAAAAACAAGTATCAGGTTTTTATAGAGACGTAGAAATTACACCAGGCTACTCACAAGAAACAGAAGTAGAGAAAAAAGAAAGAGAACTAGAAGGTGTTAGAAAAACTAGAGATGAACAAATGTTTACAATTCTAGAGTTTCACACAAATATAGATCTAGAAGGTTTTGAAGACAAAGACGAAGAACAGAATCCGACAGGAATAAAACTTCCTTACATTGTAACGATCGATACATCGTCAAGAGAAGTTTTATCTATCAGAAGAAATTATAAAGCTGAAGATCCGTTAAAAAATAAAATTGAATATTTTACTCATTTTAAATTTTTACCTGGACTTGGTTTTTATGGTTTCGGCTTAATCCACATGATCGGTGGATTATCAAGAACTGCAACGAATGCACTCAGACAATTATTGGATGCTGGTACGTTTTCAAATATGCCAGCTGGATTTAAACAAAGAGGTATTCGTGTCAGAGATGAAGCGCAATCGATACAACCTGGAGAGTTTAGAGATGTAGATGCACCCGGAGGAAACATTAGAGATGCATTTATGCCTTTACCTTTCAAAGAACCATCAGCAACATTATTACAGTTAATGGGAATTGTGGTTCAAGCAGGTCAACGATTTGCCGCCATAGCTGACATGCAGGTCGGTGACGGCAACCAACAGGCAGCTGTTGGAACGACCATTGCCCTTTTAGAGCGTGGCTCCAGGGTCATGTCAGCCATACATAAAAGATTGTATGTGGCGTTGAAACAAGAGTTTGTTTTATTAGCAGATGTATTTAAAACTTATCTACCACCAGAATATCCTTATGATGTTGTAGGTGGACAAAGAAACATTAAGGTTGCAGACTTTGATGAGAAGGTAGATATTTTACCTGTTGCAGATCCAAATATATTTTCACAATCACAAAGAATTACTTTAGCTCAAACAGAGCTACAACTTGCAATGTCAAATCCACAAATGCATAATTTATACGAAGCATATAGAGATATGTACAATGCAATTGGTGTTAAAGATATAAACAGAATCTTACCACCACCACAACAACCTATGCCAATGGACCCAGCTACTGAAAATATTTTAGCTATGACTGGAAAACCTTTCCAAGCATTTAAAGGCCAAGATCACAGAGCACATATTACTTCGCATTTAAATTTTATGGCAACTAATATGGTAAAAAATAATCCAATGATCATGGGTGCATTACAAAAAAATATTTTTGAACATATTTCTTTAATGGCACAAGAGCAATTAGAAGTAGAATTTAGAGAAGAGATACAACAATTAATGCAACTACAGATGATGGCACAACAAAATCCACAAATGGCACAAAGTCCTGAGATTCAACAACAGATTATGCAGATGAGTATGGCTATTGAAGCAAGAAAAGCTAAATTAATTTCTGACATGACACAAGAATTTAAGGAAGAAGAGAACAAAATCATGGGTGACTTTGGAAATGATCCGATTGCGAAGCTAAAAGCAAGAGAATTAGACCTTAGAGCCATGGATAATGAACAAAAACGTACGCAAGCAGAGCAAAGATTGAATCTTGACAAGTCAAAAGCAATGATGAACCAAGATATTCAAGAAGAAAAGCTTGATCAAAACGAAGAATTGGCTAAGTTAAGAGCTAATACATCGATTGAGAAGACAATTTTAGGTAAAACTCTTCCGAGTTCGGATCAAATGCCTGGAAATGTTGCAATCATTCGAAAAACTGGAGAATAAATATGAAAAAAAATAAAAAATCAAGCCACGAAGGCATGACTCATGTAAATCATGACATGTTTTTGAACAAAGATGGTTTTTTAAATGGCGGAGTTGAGGTTGAGGTGTCAAAACCTACAGAAACTCAATCTGTTCAAGTAAAAGGCCAAAGAAGAATGCTTGCAGAGAAGAAAAGCAAAGCTGATTGGTACTAATATGTGGTTTAGTGCTATTAAATTAGCCGTTTCTGCTGGAAGCAAGATATATGCCAACAAGCAAAAAGCTAAAATGGCTATGTCTGATGCACAATTATTGCATGCAGAGCGACAAGCTCGTGGTGAGGAAGCTTACCAGGGTAAATTATTAGAAGCTAGACAATCGGACTGGAAAGACGAGGCGGTCCTCGTAATTCTCAGCATGCCCGTGTTGGTGCTCGCTTGGGCAGTGATATCGGATGACCCAACAGCGATGGACAAGGTCAAACTCTTTTTCGATATGTTCTCACAGCTCCCGTCATGGTTCACAAATTTATGGATCCTTGTGGTCGCGAGTATTTATGGTATAAAGGGAACACAAATATTCCGAAATGGAGGAGGTAAAAAATAATGGCAAAGAAACTAAAAAGAGCTATCAAGAAAGCAGCTAAAGTAGCATTACCTATGTTGGCAATTGCTGGACTAGGAAAAGCTTTTATGAATAGTAGAGCAAGACCTTTAGGTGTTAGCGGTGCTAATAAAGCATTGTTCACATCTAATAAAGCTATGAGAAATAGTATGTTAAATGATCCATTTGGTGGCATGATGAATGCAGACGACATGGCAAATGATCAAATGTTTTTAGATGCTGCGGCAGCAAAAGGCGGCAGAATTATGAAAACTAAAAAAGGCGGTAGAGCCGTAAGAAAAGCAAATAGGAGCAAGAAAAAATAATGCCTGGAACAATGATGATGAAAAGACCTATGATGAAAAAAGGTGGAAAGGCTTTGAAGCCTGTTAAGCCAAGTCAAAAAGGTTTAAAGAAGTTACCCAAAAAAGTTAGAAACAAAATGGGTTACATGAAGAATGGTGGAAAGGTCAAGTAATGGCTAAACTTTGTCCAAGAGGTAAGGCAGCAGCGAAGCGTAAATTCAAAGTGTACCCTTCGGCGTATGCAAACATG